ACTACTAAAAGTAGCAGCACCCCCCACGTCCAAAGTTCCAACAACATCCACGCCACTATTAAAAGTAGCAGCACCTGTATCATCAAATGTCTGCCTAGGATTACCTTGACCATCTGATATGATAATACGGTTGCTTAATCCATTTATTGATAAACCGTTATTGCTTCCTATTATTACATTGTAACTTCCAGTACTTAAACTTGAACCAGCGTTTAATCCTAAACCAATGTTTTGAAATCCCGTAGTATTATATAAAGATTGACATCCAATAGCCGTGTTGCCACCATTATAGGTACTAACTTGATTTAAAGATTGATATCCAATAGCCGTGTTGAGTTCGCCACTTGTATTGTTCTGTAATGAACCGTGTCCAATAGATACGTTATTGCCTCCCGTTGTATTTTGTTTTAAAGCATCTCTTCCAAAGGCAACGTTTGAATTTCCCGAAGAAACCAAAAGTAAATTATCCTTACCAAAACCTGTATTACTAGTTCCCGTAACGGTATTGATGTTACCTCCACCGATGTTATAATTATATTTATCTGTTACTCCTGTTGGTTGATATAATGTTATTTTATGATCAGCATCTATTGTAAAAGTAGGATCGCCTTTAATTGTAGTTGCATCTGTCCAAATAGCTATTTGATTTGCAACAGGTGTACCGCTTATATTTACATCACCTACATCTGAGAATGAATATCCACCACTACCATCAGTTTTTAAGAATGTATCGGCAGAGCCATCAGTAATTGCGGTGACTGTATTCGTTCCATCACCTTTTAGGATTCCTATAGGCATATTTGGAACTGCATTTGTTCTAAACGCTCCTAGAACTGTTAACGCTCCTCCACTTCCACCTTTAATTACTATACCTATTTTCTGTATTAAGTTTGTTACTCCTGTTGGAGCAGAGTTAACTAATGCACCAGCGGTTGTAGAACTTACAAACAATTCATCTCCTGTTGAGAATGCTGTTAAATTTAATCCTGTTAACTCACCACTTGTAATACACTCCCCTATGTCATTTAATGCTATGTCGTTTTTTATTATACCTAATGAAGGCATTGTGGTAGAACTATTTGCCTTCGCTTTCATTACCTCTGGATTATCTCCTGTGCCACCACTTATATAAACAACATCACCTTTATATAAAGCTTCTGCTGCTTTTACTTGTTGTAGTAATGCTCCATCTATATCACCTACAAATATATCTGTAGTTGATATTGTATTTGAACTACTTATGGCTATTGTGGTTGTGTTACCAGCGGTTAATACTTCTTCTAATGTATTTACATCAGTTTCTACTGTTTGCCAACTTAATGCTCCACTACCATCGGTAGACAAAACTTGGTCTGCACTACCATCTGCATTTGGGAATATATAAGCATCGTGAAACTTAATTTGTGTTAGAGATAAATACAATTGGCTACCCAACCCACTTCCATCAGTTATCCTTTGGAATCCACTAGTTAAAATACCACTACCGTTGGTCTTTAGTAAACCTAAGTAAGTATCTTTTATTTTATTACCTGTTAATTGAGCCATTGTATTTTATATTCTTTGTAAAGTTAAATAATTATCTTGTTGCTTTAATTGCTCTCTTTAAACTTGATTTCATTATATGCTTATTCTTAAATACCGCTGGAAAGAAAAATGGATGTGGCTTAGTTCCATTCTTTAATATAGAATGTATAAACGCTCCAATCTGCTCTTCTGGTACATTCTTACTCAAAGCATAATCTCTCAATCTTTTTCCTACCGCTTTCTTACCACCACCTTCACCTTTTTTACCTTTAAAGGTTGCCGCATAAGAAGATAAAGCCGCTGGAGGATTTGCTTTACCTTTAGTTCCAAATTCAACAAATGGAGCATAACTAGCATCAACTATCAACTTCATATACCCACCACCTTTCTTTAGTATCTTTCCTTTCTTTCGAAAGCTACCTCTTAACTTACCTTGGTAAAAAGAATCATTTGATGATAGATTATTCTTAGCATCTCTTTCTGTATTCTTTATGAATTTATTTACGGCAGCAAAAATGGCATCTTGCTTTGCCATTAGTGATCTATTAACCTTTATTGATATTTGATTAGCGTTGCTTTCAACTTTCATGTCTATTCTATTACGCTACAAGTTATTTCAACCATTCTTTGATATTTCTCTTGTGCGGAAACAGAAACCACACTATAGTCTTTCTCTCTCCACGAAATGAAGTTGGATTTAGTGATAGGGAACTCTAATTCAGCGTTTCTTATTCTAAACACCCAAAAACCTTCAAGAATATTTTGAGTGCCTTGTAGGTCTTGTAAATCGTTTCTTTTTTGAAATACATCAGACCAACAAGTCAATAAAGTAGTTGATTCATTTAATGATCTTTGACCAGTCGTGCTAGTTGAGTAAGTTCTTTGTTTTATCTCTATTCTTTCTCTCATATTACAATAGGTTTGTATGGTGACATTAATTGAATTGTCTCTGTTGGAGGTGCAGTTGGTACATCTTTATCAAAGAAACTTCTATTGTTATCATACATAACCTTAATGTAAGCTAGAGTAGCTAATTTCATTTCAAATGGAACAACTCTACCATCTGAGTTGTAATAGATTGTAACTGTTTGGTAAGACTTATTTATGTCAAATACTAAACTTCTCGTTCTACTGTCAGTTAATCCATATGTCCAATAATCAGTTGACTCGGTAAACGTACCACTAGCGTTGCTATTTGCCGATGTGTATGTAACATTTGTTATACTTGTCATTGGACAAAACAATAAATCTATGTATTTCTCGTTTGCATCATATTGTATTGTGATGTCTCTATTCTTTAATGTCTGCTTAAATTGTCTTTCAATGTATGATGCGGCAGCGTTAAGCATTGTAATTAACAAATCATCATCACTACTATTGTCTACCTTTAAGTAGCTTTTTATTTCAGATAGTGTTAGATAATCATAACCTGTTGCATCTGCTCTTGTGAAGCTTAGTAATGTATCATCAGCTAGTGTTTGTATCGTAGATAATCCTACCGTTACGGCATCTTCAGATAAACTTGCTACGGTAACTGAACCAACGATTCCTGTTCCTGTGATGACATCTCCTTCTAGTATTGTTCCAGAGTTGTTTGCAATATCTACTGAAGAGGCATCCGTTATTTCACCATCAACATTTGCGGTGTTTATAATTAATACATCTGAAATTTTATAATCAATCATTTTAATTCATCTAATAGTCTAGCTTCCTTCCATCTCTTATCCGCTTCTTTTCCAAATTTATCTAAATATTGCAATCTCAAAGATTCTAAATCTTCTGAAACAACTTCTTCTTTGGTCTGAACTTCTACTTTTAATTCTTTGGTCTGAATAACTTGCTTCTCTTCTTTTTTGAAGAAATCATAAGTTTCAAATTCAGCTTGACCAGAATTTATTAAATGTGTTTGGTCATTTTTATTCTCAACATTTATTACATCTCCAACATTATACATTTGAGAGCCTACCATAAATGAAGTCTTTACTTTTAATTTTGCCATTACTTTTTGTTTAATAAGTGTTCTAAAATACGATTATTTAAAGACTCTATATTACCAAGTCTATTGTCTAATTCTTTTCTAAACTGATTATCTAAGCCATTGTTGAGAGTTAAATCACTTTCTATTGATGTGAGCCTACCTTCAATTTTATCTATCCGCTTATTTTGTTGTTTATCAATCATTTTAGTTCCTAATACTGAAGTGCCTCCTCCCAAACCAATGGCAGTTATTAACTCTTGCCAATGGTTGGCAAACCAATCATTCATTTTTATTGATTAGTTAAATCCTTCACTTCATCTACAGAAAGTTTTCCTGTAGCAAATAAATAAACCGCTACCAATGCAATTAATAATCTAACAATCTGCTTTATAAACGCTGGTTTTGAAAAATGACCATAAGGTGAAGCATCAGTATTGGATTTGATGTTTTCTTGAATTTCACCAACAACAGGGATTAATGATTTTATTGTTTGGAAAATTGTTTTTAATAGCATGGTTTTATTTTTCAACAAAGATAATGAATAAAAAAAAGACACCTTATTTTGGTGTCTCTCTCTTATAACTTTCTTAGTTCATTTGCTTTGTTTTCATACCACATAGCTTTCTCTAAATCTCTACCTATTGGTTGGTCTGGTTTCAAACCCAACCTCATTCTGTATTTAAATGCAGTCATTTCACAATGTGATATAAATGCTTCAACACCCCATATATCTATCATTTTCTCAAATGTTTCCTTTCCACCACTCTTGTAATGAGAAGGATTTATGTAATCATAACTCATTCTGCAATTTAATAACAATCATAGCTAAAACAAAAAAAAAGAGGGATATTTCTATCCCCCCATTTTAAACAAACACACAAAAGTGGCTTATGCGTTCAATGATGCAATTGCGTCAGCGAATGTTCCCCAAACGAATGCATTAGGATTGTGAATTGGTAGTGCAATTCTCTCCGTAGCTTTAACTGTGATCAAATCCTTAACGAAGTTGTCAGAGTGAGACTCAGAGAAACTAACCTCCATATCTTCTCTAATTGCCAATGTTGCACCAGCAGCGAAATCACCAATGATGAATTTACCAGCAGTTACGGCAGTAGAAGGGAATATAGGAGTACCAAGAATGGTTAATACACCATTAACGAATACAACGTAATTTGCGTTTGCATCTTTATGCAAGAACATTTTGTTGTAATCAGTTGGGTTTACCATTACGGCAGTAGGTACATACTCAAGAACTTGTGCTTGATTCTTTGCAGCAATCAGAACATCAAATTCGTTTGTATAAGCAGAAGCATCTGCTCCGAAGAATTGATAGAATGCTCCTGTTGAAGCTTCATCAAATGCAGCACCACCACCAGAGGTCATTAAACCTTGAAGATTTGCTCCTGTTCCAGCTCCGAAAAGCAGTTGAGAATCTTCTACGTTCATTACCTTGGCTGGGATTCTTGTAGCGATATATCCACTTAAAGCTGGAACATCGTTAAACATCTCCTTAGTCATTGTCAATTGTGATCCAATGCTTCTTACAGGAGCATCAACAGGATCAAGCTTGAAAGATGATTCACCGTAAGCAGAAGCCTCAACTTTAGCAGCAGCATTATTAGTGTAAGAGGTTTCCTGTACATATCTAATTGTGTTAGAAGAAGTTGTGATTCTAGGTAGTAAATCTCTTACTCTAGTAGTTCTAGAAGGATCGTAATAGAATCCAGCAAGAACACTAGCAGGAACCGTATCACCACTAGCGTTAGCTGGAGTAGTCATAACCTTCAAATTCAATGTAGCTTTTGAGGATTGACCGTTTGCGAAAGCTTTGAAAGCTTCGTTAACCATCATTTCATCCTTTAATACTGAAGCGAATGTCTTAGGAGTGTTATACATAGATGTCTGCTTGTACATCTCCAAAGAATCAATTCTAGAGTTTAACTCTTGAACAGTTTTCACGTGCTTTTCAACTAATTCGTTTACTTCACCTTTCAATTGGTTCTTAAAATCAGAACCCATATTTTTTTCTACCGATAGACCAATTTTTTGATCAATCGTTTGCTCAAGACCATCCTTGATGGCATTAAGCTTATTTGTTAAATCTTCCATATACTTTATTATAAACTATTTAAAAACTTGTTTAATTCGTCAGCTATCTTTTTGCTTTCGACTTCTTCTTGTTTTAGTTCATATTCATGAGACTGATCAAGTATAAGTGAAGATTTCTCTCTTAGCATTCGTAATTCAAACTCCATGAGATGAGGATTATCTAGCTTTCTACACAAGCTAATTAATCGGTCAAACTCATTCATTAGATCGTCAACAGACTTTGTTCCTTTATACTCAGTTACTTGAGCAAGAGGATTAGCGGCTAGTGTAACCAAAGAGAACTCAAATAATTTAATCTCCTTGATATAGTTGACATTGCCAATTTGTTCTTCTTTTATTGGAATAAATCCAACAGAAAATTCTTTTAATATTCCTTCAGAAACCATCGTCTTAACATCTCTTCCAAGAGTGCTATCAGATATTTTAGCTTCAATGAATAATCCATTATCATCCTCATTCATGCTAATTGGCTTACCTATTGGTTGTGCCATATTATGCTGATATAAGAATGCTATTCTATTAATGTTTTCTTGTAATGTTTTTGTGTATGCTCCTTTGGTTATGATATCATTGTCTGAATCAACATTATTGAACATGGAAGCGTATCCTTTGATGATACCTTTTTCGTCATCCATTTCATCCCAATGATTTCCTTTAAACTTTAACATAAGTGTAATTTTATGCCAAAGATAAACATAAAAAAAAAGAGCATCTTTTTACAGACACTCTTCTCAAACTTATAACCATAAAACTAAGCCACCACGCTTACTTCAGCAAGTATAAATCAATAATATTGTAATAAAAAACTTTTTTAATTATTTTTCAAAAGAATATCCTAAATAGCATCTGCAATTAACTATTTCACTTGGAGGTGCGGTATAATCTCTAGGATGAAGCATTTGTGATCCATTGACATTGAAATAGGCATCCAACTCAATTGCATTTGATTTAACGTAGAAATTAGTGGCTTCAAAGTGACTATCTCTTATTCTATCATCTAAAACACCAACCCAATACTTCTTTATTGGCTTTAGCATGGCAATCCTCTTCATAGCCTCTAATTCCGCACTTGCTTGAGCAATTCCTAATTCCGTTGAAGCAATAACCTTTGCTCTACGTTTATTATTGTGCTTCCTAATTTGGTCTAAAATTTCTTCCGTTGAGATGGAATTATTTATTATTGTTTTAATTGTATTATTAGTTGTTTCAATAAATAAATCCTTTCCAAGGAATCTATTTAAGAATATAGAAACCATTAAAGTTTCTATGAATGGATTTGATTCACCTCCGTATTTATTTGAATACCTATCATCAATATACGATCCTATCTCTATGTATCCATATCTTAACGTATCCTTTAACTCATTTGGTGTATTAACTAACTGCCAAGCAGCATCCACTCCATTTAAAGCAATAAATAAAGCAATGTCAGAATAAGTTTGGTCTAAATTAGCTTCTAATTCAAGTGTATACTCCTCAATATACTTTCTCATCCTCGCTTCTGTATTTAATAAGAAAGGAATGTCTCCCAATCCTTGCTTTAAATACATACTCCTTCTCTGACGATAGTTTTTATTTAGCGTTTTAATTGGAAGTTCTCTCTTGCATCTATCAATGAAAGAATCATAATCCTCATAAAAATTTGGGTAACACACTACTTTTCTATGTAGTCAGAAGCATCACTTAATAGTTGTTGACTAGTTCCTCCAACTTCCTTTGGTGTAACACCATCTGAAATAGGTATGTAATTTGCCAACATCATTATTTCATTCATCTCCTTTTTATCAATTGGTTCGTATTGCATAACGGCTCTTTTTTCATTTGGTGTAAGCCACCATGAAAGAGATAATTGCCTAACAATCTTCTCCATATCCTCTTGAAGTTCTGGAACACTCAAGAAATCAAAATCAATGTAATATTGGCTTCCGTAAGTAGGTGCTAACCAACGGTTTAACTCATCTCTTAAAGCAATTAGCTTTGGAAATACTGCTTGTAAATAAAGGTACTTTTTTGCTTCCCTGTAGTTATTGAAGGTACTCGCTTGGGTGTCATTTAATAGAATCGATGGAACTTTGTAAACAGATGCTAAATCTTTAATTGATAAATTGTATTGCTCAATTAATGCAAGATCAGCGGCTGGTAATCCCATCTCTAACCACTTGAAATTATGGTTTGTTACCATTATCTCACCAGCGTTATTTACTCCGCTATACATAGACTTATACTTATCTCTCAATGCTGCTGCGTGTTCAGCCGTAAGCATATTATCATCTGATGTAAGAATACCTCTCGCTCCTTGGTTGGTAAGGAATTTACTTCCTGTGGTGATGGCGTCGTTGTTAATTTGGAGATTACGAAAGCTCGCCATAAGTGGGGACTGTCCGTAAAGATGACTTCCTACACTACTATAATTTGGATTGAAATTCTTAATATGAGCGACATCCTGTGCTGGTATGGCTTTATTATAACTCAACCAATTTAATGTGTATCCTTTAATTGGTTCATAAATATCACCACCACTTATTTCTACCAAGTGAGAAGGTAGAACGTGCATCTCTTTTATTCTTCCTTTTTGTGAACCACTCTGAGGTTTTAATCCCCAAATGAATCCATCTCCTGTTAGGCATTCAAAAGCGATTAAATCAGTAATAAATTCTGCTTGACCTTGCTTCGGATTTGGATTCTCTATGAACTTAGCTAAATCTGAATTATCCGCTGGTCTGTATGCTCTTTTCTTTGCTGCTTGTGCCTTGAACATTGATGTATCATTCATCGCACCATTCATTAATCCATGATATTCTTTTGCTGCCGAGACATCAAGCTTTTCATACACTCTCATCTTTATATTTGATGCAGATTTTGAAATCAAGTCAATTATTGAATATACCGTTGCGTTTTTTTGGTATCCTTCTTTAATAAAGCTTTCTTTATTTGGCTCTTGTCTAATGAATGGTGATACACCAAACCGACCAAATATCATCTCATTGTATCGTGGATCAGTATTTACTTGTTTCTTCTTGAGGAAGTCAAAAAATCCCATAATTTATATTTATAGCAAAAATAACACAAATAAAAAAACCCCTCCGAATAAGGAGAGGTTATACAGAAAAACAGAATAAAAAACAGTAATATTTTTAACAAATATATAAAACTTTTTCATATTACAAAGAATTTATTGCCAATAAAAAAATGACTATAATATCCCATTCGAATAGCATCCATTGCGTGATTGTTTTTATCCTCTGGAAATTGCTCATAAGCATTCTCATCATCTGGATCAAAACCTCTCTTTAACTTCCAAGAATAACTCTCATATTCCTTTCTTAGGTTCTTTGAATCCTTATGAATAAACACATTTGCTCTCTTTAAAAAGTTAATTCCTTCAATGATGGAATTATTACCTTTCTTGGCTTCCATGGCATTGAATCCAGCTCTTTTTAATTGCTCTATTGTTTGCTTTTGGTTGTGATCACAATAAATAGGCTCTCCCATGTAATGAGCGTTCCTTAGAGTCATTATTATGTCTTCATCCATCATCTTGGTCGAATAAGCTAATTCTTTAGCGTAAATACTTTCATTTGCACTCACTACTTTCAAAATCACCGTAGGGTCTGGGAAGAATCCAAAATCTACTGAAAAGAACGCTCCTCCTTCTGGTAACTCACCAACATCTTCCCATCCTTTGTAAATCCTACCTTTATTTGTACTAGCACGTTTTCCTTCACCATACACACGAAATGCCTCTGGATCAGTCTTTTGAAGCATCTCTATCTCGTGCTTTTGAACATCTGATAAAAACTTATTATCTTTATATGTTGTAACAAACACCGCTACATCCTCTGCTCTATTGTCTTCTAAATCATATATCCAATGATCTGACATTGAGGGATTATAGCAACAGAATACTTGTGTGGTTGTTCTAAGATTTAATTGTCTCCACTCTTCTTTACTCAACTCTTGAACCTCAACGACATAGAGAATATCTCTTTTCATTGATCGTAGTCTTTCTGGTTGATCTCCTGTGGCTAGAAACTTAAATGTGTGACCATTTAGTACATATTTTAAGTCTGTTTTATGATGTGATGCCTCATCATAAAAATTCCACGAATCTAATATTTCAAAAAAATCAAGCATTGCCGAGTCTTTTAAGCTAGGTAACCACTTCCTTGCTATTGTGATGTGTAATGCTTTGCTTTGGTCTGTATTTAATGCGGTGTATATCAAATACTGAAGAATGGCATATGTCTTACCACTTCTACTCCCACCATTATGAATTACAAACCTCTTATCCTTTGATTTTAAACATTGATAAAACTGCTTATTCGCTAAAATCTTCATCTAGTATCTCTGCCTCTTCAATTATGTTTGCTTCTTCGAAATCACCAGCTGGGATGATCTGAATTAATTGTCTCTTCTGTGTTACCTCAAGTTGTTTCTTTTCGACCCATCCAGCTTGGGTTTTTAAGAAGAATATCTGAGACAATGTGTCATCCTTCTCAATTGCTTTGCGTATAAGACTATTTGCAACCTTTTCTCTAACAACCGCTCTAATAGCATCAACTTTTGCTCTAAACTCCTCATCGTTGTTATAATAGTTTCTGTAAGTGGCTATGCAAACACTTGCTCTATCACAAGAATGTTGTATTGCTCCATACTCATCCTTCATTGCCTCTAATATCTTATTCTTATTTATTTGGGTGGTTACACCAGCATTGGTGTTTCCTTTTCCAGCGTAGTATGTTTCTTTCTTTGGCATAACGCAAATATAGACAGTATTTGTTTGTAGTGTTCAAATTGTGTAGCTTTCGAAGCTTTCGTTTCTTTCATGAAAGCGATGAAAGCAATTCTTTTTGTTTAAATTAGAATATATTACTTATATTTGCGCTATAGATGTAGCGGTACAACTATGGAAGATATTCTAGTAACAAACACTAGACAATTTAAAAACCCTTGGTGTGTACCGCTTTAGCCGAGGGTTTTTTTGTGTTCTCTTTATCCCTAAATCAAAGAGGTTTCAACTTTACTTAATTCATAGATTTAAGCGGTTGTATTCTAAAAACATAATTCTTTTTGAAAACTAAGAAGATATTCCTCTTTAAATGATTAGTATGGTCTTTATGATTTGTTACCGCTAATCAGCCATACTTCGAGAACTCAATAACTCAAGCAATGTTGTAGAATTAATAAATCAATCCTCTCTAGGGGGTAGGGGGTTGATTTGTTTTTATCTACCTCCTTCTCAAATCTTATAATCTAAGCAATATGCAATTCCATATAATGTGATGAAAAAATCAATAATTATATGCATAAAGAATTTAATATAATGAATGACTAATGAGTCATTAAAGCAACAATATCAAGGTGCAATTATCTAAGCAATATGCACTTCCATAGTGCATTTTTAAGGTTTTTCATTGTGCAATTATGCAAAAACATATAATATGATGAAAAAATCAATAATTATAT